TATCTAGTTCTTCTAAACCTATGAAAGGTGTAAGAGACATGATACAGATTCGTAATGATATAACTCAGAAGTATGGTTCTCCAAGGGGAACGATCACTGAGGCAAACATCAGAAGGAGTGAGTATCAGGCACCAGGTATGATGCTTAGAGAAAGAGATGCACTGGCTAAGAATCTTGTAGCTGATCCTTCTTATCAAAAGATATACGGTGAAGCAATGCCAGAGGCTATTGCTGAAGACTTAGGTAATGCTGGTGCAGATCTAATTAAGTTTGTTAATGACTCAGGTCATAGCAGATTAATAGATGTACCACAAGAAGACGTTGTTAAGTACATCAAAGCTAAAGATGCAGATAGACCTACAGCTATTGAAGGTATAGGTACACTCAATAAATCTCAGTTAATAGCTACAGATACAGTTCTTGGTCAGCTTCTATATGAATCAAGAGACTTAGCAAAGGCAGCTCTTAGTGTTGCTGATGAGATAGATGTAGCTGCACCTGGAGGTGTCTTAGATGGAATCATGGCTCGTTACTCAGCTGTTGCAAGGATGAGAAAGGAGACAAGTATGCTATCTAGTTTTGAACTAAGAAAGTTTAACTCTGGTAATAAGCTAAAAGATACTATTCAAGAAGCTGATATACGTGGTAAAGCATCTGATGCTGCAGCTAGTGAAGCTTCTACCTTTAAACAGTTACTACAAGGTGATGTAGATGATGATCTCTTAGAGTCATTTATACACTTCACTGCTACTGGTAACGGTAATAAGCAGACTTGGAAAGACATGGATGCTTTCTTTAAACGTAAGCTTCATGGATATAAGAATGCTAATCAATATCAACGTAATGCAATCATCAATGAGATGCAGACAATGGGTGTTAACTCTATGTTGTCTGGTCCAAAGACTCCAATGAGAGCATTAATAGGTACTGGTTTAGGTTCTGTTATGCGTCCTGTAGCTACTGTTTTAGGTGCTACTGATGATCTAACTAGAAGAGGTGCTTTCCAATCTCTTGGTGCAATGGTAGAAGGAAGAAACGATGCTTGGCGTAAGGCTGTAGCTGACTTCCAATCTTACACAATGCACGATGAGGGATGGAGAGGGTTTACTGAAACTAAACAAGACCAAGACTGGAATGCAATGACCTCTTGGATGGAGCAATATGGATCAGCTGGTGATAAGGCTGCAGCTCATATAGCTACAAACATGAGGAATATTAATAAGCTTCCTATCTTTAACTATGGTCCAAGGGTTATGAAATCCATGGATACATACTTTACTCAACTTATTGGTAGAGGACGGCTTAGACAGATAGCATTTGATGATGTATATACCAGACTTAAAGATCAGAATAAGATTGTCTCTGATACTGACTTAGATGAATTAGTTAGAGCAGCTGAAGTTGACTTTGAAAATAAAGTCTTTACAGCTGATGGTCAAGTATCTGATGAGATGGCTAAGTATGCAGCTGATGAAGCGAAGCTAACCCAAGAACTAACAGGGTTTGCAAGAGACTTAGATCAAGCATTTGACAAGATGCCATTCCTTAAACCGTTCTTCCTGTTTGCAAGAACAGGTGTTAACGCTTTGAAGATGACATCTAAGTATACACCAGTACTTAACAAGTTCATTAAAGAACATGCTGATATATCTAGCCTTCCTTGGGATGCACCTGAGATGGCTCAATACGGTATCAAGAGTCAACGTGACCTAGAGCTGGCTAAGTCAGTTATGCGTGGACGTATGGCTATTGGTTATGGAGTCACATCTACAGCTGCATTAATGGCACTAAATGGAAACATCACAGGTAATGGTCCTCCAGATAGGCAACTCAAGAACTCTTGGATGCAAGCTGGATGGCAACCGAGATCATTCCAATTTCCTGGTATATCAATTAGTTATGAATCCTTAGAACCTTTTAATATGTTCTTTAGCTTCATTTCAGATGTAGTAGATGCTCAAAAGGTAATGGGTGAAGAGTGGGCTTCTAATGAATTTAGTAAGGCTGCTTATCTACTTAGTGCAAACGTAACTAATAAATCATTCCTAGCTGGTCTATTACAACTTCAAGATCTACTAACTAGCCAAGGTGGTGATGCTTCACGTGTTGCTGCTAACTTTGTTAACAACCAAGTTCCTCTATCTGGTTTAAGAAATGAGATAGGTAAACTCCTGTCCCCTGGGATGAGAGAACTAGAAAGTGGTTTTGTAGAAAGTATAGGTAATAGAAACTTATATGTTGATTTAAAAGGTGACGATGGTTTCTTACCATATAGGTACGACGTTTTAGATGGTTCGAAATTACGTGATTATGAGCCTATAACAAGATTCATAAACGCAATCTTACCTGTCGGACTTAACCAAGGCACTAACCCAACTCGTGAATTACTATTTAGAAGTGGTTTAAACTTTAAACAAACATTTAATAGTGGACCACAGGGTCAAGACTTAGAAGGTCATCCAGATCTCAAGTCAAAGTTCCAATTCTATATGGGTCAACAGAACGTAGAAGCTCAACTTGAAGAGTTATTTAAAAATGAACAGGTTGTTGAATCTATTCTTACAATGGAAAGACATAGGTCTGAGGGACGTCAATATGATCCAAGTAAGAACTTACATGGTGATGCAATAGCATCAGTATTTAGAACTGCTAAAACAGAGGCTTGGAACCTACTACTTGCTAACAACAAGAAAGCACAACAGTTAGACTACTTACATAAGTATGGACGTCTACAAGATCAAGCACGTCAAAAAGGAGACTATCAATTAGAAGAGCAATTACAGACAGAGATACAAGACTTTGAAAAACAGATGAAAGTTAAATAACCACCCATATTCCCAATTATAGCGACATGGCTGTTACACAAAACCAATACACAGGGAACGGCTCGACCGTTCTTTTTTCATTTACATTTCCATATTTAGCAAGTACCGATGTCAAGGTTAAAGTTGACGGTACTGATACAACTGCATACACACTCGCCAACGCTACAACTGTACAGATGAACGCAGCTCCCGCTAACGGAGCTGTTGTCATCGTTTACAGGAATACGGATAACGACAATAAGAAGGCTACCTTCTATCCTGGTTCAGCGATTAAGGCGGAAGACTTAAATAATGACTTTGACCAAATCCTCTATGTAGCACAAGAGGTAGATAACAATGCTTTGAACTCACTTGGTACTAGCCCTATGCAGGGTAATCTAAGTATGGGTAATAACAAGCTAACTAACCTTGCAACCCCTACAGCTGGTACTGATGCTACAAATAAAACATATGTAGATACTCAGAATGCAGCAGGTGTTGATAGTGCTGTTGCAGCAGGTACAGACCTCAGTAAATCTACATCAAGTGGTGTCACTACATTTGCTCACAACGTAACTGGTGCTAACCAAACAGTAAACAACAGTAATGGTACTGTTCTACAAGACATTACGATTACAGCTCAGGGTCACGTAACCTCAGCAGGGTCAACAGATCTTGATAACCGTTACTATACAAAGACTACTTTAGATGGTGGTCATTTTGATGGTAGGTACTACACAGAGACAGAGTTAAATGCTGGACAATTAAACAACCAGTACTATACAGAAACAGAACTAGATGCTGGTCAATTAGATAACAGGTATTATACAGAGACTGAATTAAATGCAGGTCAGCTAGATAACAGATACTACACTGAAGCTGAGCTTAATGCAGGTCAACTAGACACAAGATATTTTAGACAAGATAGTAGTGAGACAATTAGCCAAGGTGATACTTGGTCTGGTAGTGATAACTACATAGCTACTACAGCTGCTATTGATGCAAGGATTACAGACCTTGTTGAAGAGGTTGGTGGTTTTGTACCAATAGCTAATGAAACAAGTTTTCCAACAAGTAACCCAGATGTTAATAATGCAGCTGGTACTCTTATCAGTATCAAAGCTATGGCTTCTACACGTACTCCAAGTGGAGGTGTAGTTAGTATTAGTGATGGAGCTGGTAGTGGAGTTACAGTTACTATTAATGGTTGTGGAACTACAGTTCTTACAGCTGGTTATGGTGTAATTCTAGAAACAACAAGTACAACTCATACATATAATTTCCATCGACTATCTCCAAGTACACTTAGTATTACTACAGTTTCAGATAATATTAGTAATATTAATGCTGTTGCAAACAATGAAACTAACATCAATGCAGTAAATAATAACTCTACAAATATCAATGCTGTAGCGAATAATAATTCAAACATTACAGCTGTTGCTGGTAACGCAACTAACATCAACGCTGTAGCACCTAATGTTTCTAATATCTCAGCTGTAAACGCTAACGCTACTAATATCAATACTGTTGCTGATAACAATAGTAATATCAATACAGTAGCTGGTGCAGCTAGTAATATCTCAACAGTTGCTACGAATATCTCTAGTGTTAATAACTTTGCAGATCGTTATCGTGTAGCAAGTTCTGCACCTTCTTCTAGCTTAGATGTAGGTGATCTTTACTTTGACACCAGTGGTAATGAATTAAAGGTATATAACGGTAGTGCTTGGCAAGGTGGTGTAACAGCTACTGGTAACTTAGTATCTAAGTCTGGAGATCAGTTTACAGGTAATATAACCTTCTCTGGTAGTCAAACAGTTGATGGTAGAGACCTTTCTGTTGATGGAGCAAAGCTAGATGGTATTGCAGCAAGTGCTAATAACTATGCCATATCTTCTGATCTACTTGATCAAGATGATCTTGTATCTAACAGTGCAACTAAAGTACCAAGTCAACAGTCAGTTAAAGCTTATATAGATAACCAAACTTTATCACTGATTGATGAAGATGATATGTCTACTGACAGTGCTACTAGACCTCCTAGTCAGCAGTCAGTGAAAGCTTATGCAGATACAAAAGCACCTAAAGCTTCACCTGCTTTTACAGGTACAGCTACTGGAGTTAACCTGACACTAAGTGGTGATCTTACTGTAAATGGTACAACTACCACCCTTAACTCAACAACTGTCAGTATTGATGATAAGAACCTTGAATTAGGTAAGGTAGCAACACCAACAGATACAACAGCTGATGGTGGTGGTATTACACTTAAAGGTGGTACAGATAAAACGATTACTTGGTCAAACGCTACAAATACTTGGGACTTCAATCAAGGGATAAAAATTGATGGAGATTTAAATCTTCCAGGTGCAAACTATGATCTTACATGGGATAAATCAGCAAATACTTTATTATTTAATGACAATGCAGCAGCGAAATTCGGGACAAATGGAAATTTAAAAATTCATTATGATGGTTCAGATGGTTACCTTGAATCACTTAGTGACACTTTACAGTTTAGAGTTGCAGGTGGAAATCGTCTAACTATTAATGGGTCATCTGGAGATGTTCAGTTTCAGGGTGCAAGTGGTAAGAATTTAAATTGGGATAATTCAGCAGGTTCTTTAAATTTCAATGACAATGCAAAAGCAATATTTGGTACAAATTCAGACGGGTTAGAAATTTATCATGATTCAAGCCACTCCTATATAAAAGATTCAGGTACGGGAGAATTAAGATTATCAACTAGTCAATTTACAGTACAAAATGCAGCAGGAGATCAAACTCTTCTCTATGCAGTTGACGGTGGTGCTGTTGGTCTGAAACATAGTGATAGCCTGAAGCTTGAGACGTTAAGTAATGGTATTGGTGTAACAGGAAAAGTAGATATAACAGGAGGTCATCTATATTTAGATGATAACTACGCTGCTCGTTTTGGTAATGGTGAAGATTTACTTATATATCATGACTCAAGTAACAATCACTCTTTCATAAAAGAGAGTGGCGCAGGTAATCTTTATATTTTCTCTGCAAACTTACGAATAGAAAATGAAGACGGAAGTAAATCTTATATAGAAGCTGATGATGGCGGAGCAACATCACTTTATTGGGGAGGCTCAAGTGCAGGGGTAAGGTTAGCAACAAGTGAAGCTGGCGTTACGGTAACTGGAGCGGTAACAGACAGCAAAGGCAACCTGCGTTCTGTACCAGTTAATAGTCAGGGTTCTACTTATACCTTAGTAGCCGCAGACGCAGGAAAAGCAGTAGCTCTAAACTTTACAAATGGAGGGTGTACTATTAATACAAGTATTTTTGCTGCTGGAGATGTCGTTACTATTATCAATGCTAGTACTACGGATAAAACGATAACTAAAGGTAGTGGGCTTAACTTATACAATAGTGCTGATGGTACAGATGCAAATAGAACTTTAGCTGCAAAAGGAATGGCTACTCTTATCTTCGTATCACATGATGGTGCCTACATCTCAGGTGCAGGGTTGTCATAAATGTACCTACTAACTAACACACACGGAGGTTATTAATTATGAGTCCTATTCAACAAATGCTTTTAGGTGTAGGTGCAGTTGCTACGAAAACCTACGTTGACGATATATTTAGCACACAAGTTTATACAGGAACGGGATCAGCTAAAACTATAAATAACGGGATTGATTTATCAGGAGAAGGTGGAATGGTATGGTCAAAAGCAAGGAATGAAACCTATGCTCATTTATTGCAAGATACTGTAAGAGGCACTAGTAAAGTTCTTTTCTCTAACTCGACTAATGCGGAAGCTACTAGATCTGATTTAATTACATCATTTAATAATAACGGCTACACCGCAGGAGCTGATGCTTTTTACGGCAGTCTTAACCATGGTTCAGGAAGCATTCATAGTGGATGGTCATTCCGCAAGGCAAAAGGGTTCTTTGATGTTGTTAAGATTAGCCTGTCTTCATATTCAACTAATCAGCGAATATCACACTCTCTCGGATGTATTCCGGGTTTAATTTTACTTAAGAATACAAATAATACTGAAGATTGGCGTGTCTATCATCGAGATTTAGGAAGGA